TTCTTTATGCCGATGACTTTAGACGTTTGATTAATGAGCAGCATTTACTAGGTACTGTTTACTCTCAAATTCAAAGTATTTCTTTAGTATCAAACCAAATTATTGGTAGCACTATTACTCCAAAGAAACAAGCCTTTATTGATGTAATCAAAGAACAACACTCAATTAAACCCCTTGTTGCTCTCTACTAACAGGAGACTCTATGTCTAAACGCAAATCTCGCTATTCCTCTAAAAACGAAGAAATTAACTACATTCCCCGTGTAGCATTTCATGTTGTCCCTAAAAATCAAAAGCAAGACCGTCTAATCCAATCAATCAAGATGTATCCGATTACGGCTACTATTGGTTGTGCTGGTACTGGTAAGACTTATTGCAGTACAGGAACCGTTGCCCATTTGTATATGAAAGGCAAGTACGAGAAAATTGTCATTACACGAGCTAACGTACCTACTGGTAAAACCCTTGGTCACTTTCCTGGAACTATCCAAGAAAAGATGACACCTTGGCTTCTCCCTATGCTTGAAGTATTGGAGGAAGCTTTTGGAAAAGGCAAATATCAGTATATGCTAGCTAAAGGTGATATTGAGATTCAACCTATTGAAACTATCCGTGGTAGGTCTTACAAGAATGCTCTTGTTCTTGTTGATGAGTCTCAGAACCTTACAATGGATGAACTGAAAGCCATTAGCACTCGTTTGGGTGAAAATTCTAAACTAGTGTTGATGGGAGACCCTGCTCAATCTGACGTAAAGGATGGGCAAGATCTAATGAACTTTTGCAAACTAGTTCAGCGTAATGGGATTGAGCTTCCTGTTATTCAGTTTGGCGTTGAAGATATTGTTCGATCTGATATTGTTGCAGATTTAGTTAAAATGTTTATTAAAGAAAAAGTCTAACGGAGGCGGCGCAAGCCGCTTCCTACCTACTAGGGGGTTGGTAATGTTGCCTAAGAGATATATCGCAAAAGATTTAATTGAAGCGTTAGAAAATACAAAACAAGAAATTAATGAAAGAACACGTAATACACCTGTTTATAAACGCGGGTTTAATGACTGCTTTGCTATGGTCATGGTGTATGACGAGAAGCTTAGAGGATATACTAAATCAAAGGAAATTGTTGATTTTGAGTGGGAAAGTCCCAAAGAGTTTATTTCTAAGCTGAAACGTAAAGGTTACTCCTTAACTGATTTTGCTACATATTGTGGCTATACTGTTGTCACTAGTAAAAGACCCGAACTAGGTGACATCGCTTTTGAAAATGGGTCTGCAATGATAGCTGATAAAGATCACTGGATTTCAACCTCTGAGATAAACGATGGAGTTCAGAATAAAAGACAAATTCAATTCTTAGAACGAAACGTTTCTCTAATAGCCAGACCAATAAGGAGTTAATTATGGCAGTCTATTACTATGAAGGTGCAAAAATACTCGCACCATTTACAATTACTTCTAATGAACCCATGTTTGATGTGGACACTGTTTCTTTGCGTAAACAGCGGACTTCCCAAGGGGTTCAACGTTGGGAGATTTCCTTTAACATTCAAGGTGAATTCGATACTGCAGATGATTTGTTTGTAGCTTCGGTTGTTGACTTTGACAATGTTAAAACTATGATTATGCCGCAACTTCCTGTTGTTGCTAAAAGACATAATATGAATACAAGCCCTCTCGTAGCTACAGCCGCAGGTGCGGGATCTGAATATGTATATATTGATTCTGCGATCGTAGATGGTTTGTTACCTAAAGGTGCTTTCATCAAATTTTCTAATCATGACAAAATATATGTTGTCCGTCAAGATGTGAGCTTTGATGGTCTTGCTGATAAGTATATTCACATTTACCCTTCCCTCTCTAAGAATGTTAACACTTCAACATCTTTGCTGACAGGAAACAACTGCGTACTTACTTATTATCGTGACATTGACAACGCTCAGGGAATTACTTTTACAGACGGTGTTTTGTCTAACGCTGGAACTATTAATCTTGTAGAGGCACTGTAATGAGAATATTTACACCCGAAGTACAAGCAGTTATCGACAGTGGAGACATTCGATTCTTCTTTCTGATTGAACTTTACTTTAGCCAAACCTATCGCTTTACTAGCTATAAGCACGACATTACTCACAATAATAAAGTGTATACTGCAGGGGGTGGCCTATTTGAATTTGATTCCCCAAAGTTCTCAACAGTTGTTGATAGGGAAGCTTATCGAATTGTTATTGCTGACTTAATTGATCAAATGGCAGCTGAATTCCGTTACAATGTGACAGGAAAAGATATCAAAGTTATGGTTGGCCTTTTAGATGCAAATGATAACCCTCTTGTAAACAGTCATATACTCGATGTGTATAAAGGCTATGTGGACAGCCCTGCAATTAATAATGACTGGGAAACCAAGCTAGCTGTTATCGAAGGTACTTCACCAATGTCTGATCTAGATATGGTGAACACATTTATTACATCTAAAGACGGTATGGACCAAAGAAACATTAACGATACTTCCTTTGACGAGATTTATACGGATAACGAAGTCAGCCTTAAGTGGGGTAAAATCTAATGGGTATTGAACTCCAAATTGCAATGTTTATCTTCTCGACTGCTTATCAGTACAGTCAACAGAAGAAACAAGAAGCGAAGATGAAGGCCGAAGCGGATAAACGCAAAGGCTTTGAAATTACTGTGCGCGGTGAAGCTGCGCATGTTCCTGTGGTTTATGGTAAACAAGCAATAGGTGGTATTGAAACTAAACATCTTGTAAGAGATGGTTTTAGCACAAATACTTCTTTAGCAAGCGTAAGCTTAAGCAGTGGTTTAGGTACTTCTTATAATGGCTCTAAGAACGAAATTCTAGTCATGCAGTATGCCCTTTGCCATGATGGTATCGAGGGTGTTCAGCATATTGTTGTTAATGATACTAGCTATAATGACAGTGAAGCTAAATTTAGTCATAGGTTTAACATTTATAATAATGGTGGTGTTGCAGATCCTACATCTGGTATTCCTGATTCAAATCTTTTTAGCGGAACTGCAAACGTAACTGCTATTTTTCAACTAAATAGAGACGACTACAACTACAATGGAATTCCTTACCTTAAATTCCTTGTAAAAGGTCGTAAAGTTAGAAAAATTACGAAATCAGGATCAACCTATACTCTTGACACTAACTACGTTTATTCAAATAACCCTGCATACTGTTTGCTTGATTACCTTATGAATAAAGATTTTGGTCGTGGTTTAAGTGTTAATGAAGTTGATTTAGAATCATTTTATCATGCGGCTCAAGTATGTGATACCACCGTTGCAAATGACAAGGCTATTGGCGGTAAGGTTAACGGCACAGCTACCTCCAGAGATATTCCCCTTTATGAGTGCAATATTACCCTTGATACCGAAGATAAAATTAGAGATAACGTAGAACGTATTCTAAACACAATGGGTCTGGCCGAACTTGTTTGGTCTTCTAGTGGTAAATACAAGCTTATGCTTGAATACCCACAAAATTCAACTGAACAAGACGCCTTGGTTCCTGTATCAATGTACTTTACTGAAGACGATATTGTTCGCGATGATGTAGGGCTTGCTTGGCCTTCTGCAGCAGATCGCTACAATCAAGCGACAGTTCGGTTCTCTAATGAACACGAAGATTTTAAAGAGGACTCTGTAAGCTGGCCTACTAAATTCTCTGCAACTCATAATTTGTATCTAGAAGAAGATAACCAACAACCTTATAACACTGATATGTCTTTAGATGGAGTTACTGACCCTTATCATGCTCTTGCAAAGGCAGAACAAATTGTTCGTCAATCTCGTACTCGTTTTACTTTAAGTTTTACAGCTACTACAAAAGCTTTAAAAGTAGAACCAGGAGATTTTATTAAAGTAAATCTGCCTCAGATGGCTATTAACAACGAGTTGTTTAGAGTTTCTTCTGTTCAAGTTAATTCTGACTTTACGGTTAAACTTGAATGTTACTCTTTTGATTATCGTATGCTAGCTTGGAGTGTTGGTTATAATATTCCTTATGCAACTAAACCTACTTTTGATTTCTCAATTAACCCTCCAACTAATGTTGTTTTTGAAATAGATGGGGGTAGCTTACTTGGAACTAGGTCAGGACAGCTTACTTGGAATTCTGCTGACGACTCCTCTGTTAAAGAATACTTGATTGAAGCCTCTCCTGATCAGGGTAATACTTGGCATACTCTAGGGATTACTCGAAACACAACCTTTGATGTCTTTGGACTAAATACAGGTGTATATGATTTCTCTGTTCGATCAAGGACACCTGCAGGAACACTTTCAAACAGGACTGTTGCAACAGGTATTACACTTCAGCGTATCACAGTAGATAAGGTTGCTGTTATTTATGCGGATAGTTCAGACTCTACTACAAATACACAATCTTATGAAGTTGGAACAAATAAGTTTGTAGCATATTATACTTATTCTGGTGGTAATTTGCCGACATTGCCTATTAGAACTTTGATT